CCACTCTGTGCACTAAGATAGGTGGTGGTCCTTGTGTGATAGGCTTCCACCAGCTTGGCCGTACTGGGGCTGAAGAAGGCGTTGCTTGTGCTATCTCTGCTCCGATGTTGAGGGAGGCAATAGATAAGCTTAAGGCAAAGTGTCCACTGGTTTATGAGACAGCTGATGTGATGCCTGATATGCCTTTTGTTCCTAATAGTGCGGAGATGGCTACACCCTTGAAGGTCGGTGACAGTATAGATCCGAAGAGCGTTGCCAACTTACTACCTCATGGTTCGACGCTTATATCCCTGGGAAGACACAACCAACCCAGGCGAAGTATGCGCAGTCAGGTCGAGCTTACTCCAATAGCAGAGATGGTGTCTGAGGAGTGTGGTGTACCCATCTCACACGATAAGCCTATTCTCCTAGGGAAATTGAAGGGCTGGTATGATAATCTTGTACCATGTACAGGTTCTTACCAGTTTGAGTGGAAATACCTGAGTAAGGCTTTCATAGACCTCCGCGATCATATTACGGAGGCTGTGCGTTGCAATAAGGATAAGTTAGGCCCACTCGCACCATATACATTGAAGGTGGCTACATCTGGCTACCCTGGTGTGCGCGGGGTGAATCCCATGAAGATGAACACGAGCATGGGGTGGCCATATCTGAGGCCTAAGAAATACTTCTTGTTCCGCGGCGATCCTGAAGAGGATTATCCCGATGGACCAATAGAAGTTCCACCTGAAATAATGGCGGACGTTGAGAGGGCCCGAGAGATCTGTAAGTCTGGGACTAGACCAGGTACAGTTTTCACAGCGTGCCAGAAGGATGAACCCACTAAGATTGGCAAAGAGAAGGTGAGAATTTTTACCTCCTCTAATATCATCTTGTCAATTCTCGTGAGGCAGTATTTCTTGCCTATAGCTAGGATTATCATCCAATATCCTATGCTTTTCTTCATGGCTGTGGGAATGAATTGCTATGGCAGTGATTGGGTCAAGCTCCACGAGTATCTTACCCAGTTTGGTCGCCAGCGTCTCTTCGCTGGTGACTTTGAGAAGTTTGACAAGCGG